GTCAGGCGATAGCCCGGTAGACGCCTTGGTAACACCCGTCTTGTTCTCGATCTCCATGTCGAGATACTGAAGGGCGGTAAGTGTCTGACCCGCAACAAAAGGAACCGCTTGAGGCTGTATCGCCCCGGGCTGCTTGACCCGAATGATCCCGCCAATCTCATTGTTTAGTAGGTCATCTATGTTGACAGCGCCATCAAGGATCTCAATGCGCGGGCTATTCGTTAGCGCCACATTATCCAGAACGCCACGCAACATGGCGGTCGATGCGTCTTGGTCATTGATAATTAAATCAGCAACAGACCGACCATAGAAGGTGTGCGGCTCCGGGTCTACTTCAAACACAGCGAACGGGATGTGCGAGCAAGCCATGTAATCCAGCAGCTTGTAAGCAGCCCCGCCAAGAGTCACCTTCTGAAGCGTGGGGATGCCGCTTCCGGTTACGTCTATCTTCATGTAGACCTCAGTGACGGCTACAAGACGCATTGATGGGTCTTGAATGTCCTCGTCAGAGTAGTCCTCTTCGTAGCCCCTACGCTCAAACTCCTCAACCTCTGAGAATGTGTCTGAGTGCTGAAGCCCGGTCAGATCCTTAACGTCCTCATAGTCATACCCCATAGAGATCAAGTCGCCAATACGCATCTCTGTGCGGTGGCTGACGGCATACGCCTCATCTATGCTTCTGGCGTTACGGTCAACAAAGAACTCTTCTGGGGGAACCGACTCAATGCAAATCTTGCCAACATCTTTATAACGCGCAATCTTGAGATCGTAGTACGGTGACTCTATCTCCATGCCCATCTCATCAACGGTCATCTCTACGCGCTTTGTGGACTCAATTACCTCAACGTCATCATCCATCGTGATGACTCGGTACTCCATCTCGTTAAGGTTTTCAAAGTCGTATGTCTCTTGCTCTTGGTAGTTGTCCCAATAGACCTTCACTATCCCCGACTTTTTAACCAGCGCATCGTGGAATGCGTCATTCAGAACGCGGTAGCCATTATGCTCATTGAAGACGTAGTGCATATATTCGGTGGCCTGCTCTGCAGCCTGTACGTCTTCTGGCCCCCTTGGCACATACTCCACGGGCTTGTCCGTAGACAAGAATACGCGCATAAGTGACGGCTTTATAGCCCGGATAGTGTCACGCACTTTAGTGGCGACCACCTTAGACCGGCCCTCTTCCTCGCCGATATCTACCTCGCCGTCAAAGTATCGTTGCGCCTTTATTCGATCTTCAGCAATCTCAGATTCCACAAAGTCAACCGAATCCATAACCGCCTCTCTGGCGATTGATTCGATTTCTTGATCTGTCATTGGCTTGAGCATTAATAGTTACCTTCTGCCAGTAATCCGCCTGTCTGCTGACTAACGCCCGTTCTTGCGCCCGCACCCGCTGCGTTTACAATTTGTTGTACTTTGTTTAGAACGGCGTCAAGCTGGCTATTATCAATAAGCGCCCTCCTAACCAAGTCAGGGTCTTCGGACATTAAAACCCTAGCGACGTCAAGCCTGTCTTTTTCGGAAAGCTGAGGCATCGCACTGGCTATCAGTTTACCAACCCCTGAGATTAATGCCGCTGGATCCATCTGCATCATCTGCCGCATCTCAAAAAGGCTTGTGCCACCCGTCCCCATTAGTGATTTTGCAGCCTGCTCTGGAGCCGTCATTGAGTTAAACATAACCTTGTTGTAAAGCTCCTGAGATCCCGCAGCCACATCTAAACGGCGTTGTATTTGCTCTGCGCTTTCTTCTGGAAACACAATCCGCAATACAGCACCCTCTTGGCGATCAGGATCAGCAAGCCTGCCCATAAGTGCTGGAGAACGTCTGGCGCGATTTCTAATGCCGTCCATAACGCCAGCCCTAAAAGAACGTACTGCCGCATCGCCCATACCCTTAACCTGACCAAATGCAACTTCTAATTCATCAACATTCATGCCAAGAGACTTACGGCCTGCATCAAACTGATCTCGTATTATTCTACGCGTTGCTGCGTCAGCCCTTACTGAGCGCAAACCCGGATAAGCGTTATCAAGCGCGTCTCTCAAAGCCTTAGCCACATCAGCCGTCGCCTGACCTTCCGTACCAGAGCCGCCACGGAAAAGCACTGACGCCTCATCATCTAGTAGCCTGCGAACAATCTCTGCGTCTTCTAGGTTAGGCACTCTACGCAATATATTGCGCTCGTCATCCCAAAGCGGCACTGTGTTTCGCTTGTTATAAATGCTTGTTAACGCCCTTCTAGCATCCGGGAAGCGACCAAGTATTGACTCGATTTCTCTAGCTATCTGAGTGCTTACGTTTGGCACACCGCCAAAGACGGCTTTATAAGCATCTCTCTCTAACTTGCCTAACTCGCTATCCGTCGCCTTCATAGCGGCAATAATGTTACCAGATGTCCCGGGCGCTAATCCTTCTTGCATCCCCTCCATCGCAGCGGCCCTAGTTGATGCCTGACGTAAAGGTAATTGCTCTGTGATTAGCTTGGCAGCCTCGCCGCCTTGGCTGCGTAGCGCCCTGACAGAAGCCTGTAGGGTGCGGTTTTCTGCCATGATCTTACCTTCCATGACATCTTGCACGACCTCATCAACGGTCTGCCCTGTCGCCGCAGCAAGCCTACGCAACTCAGATTGCACTGCCGTGGCTGGGGCATCACCGAACTTACCTCTAACATACTTAATTAGCTGACTGCCACCAGCGCCAGCGGCAGATAAAGTTTTTTGCGCTAATGGGCCACCTGCGGCGCTAATTCCGGTTGCAAGGGCTGCGCCACTCGGCGTTACATCAGAAAGTTCTTCAACCTCTCCCAAGTAAGACCCAAGCCCCTCAGCCCCAGCGACAGCAGCCAATCTTGCGCCGCCTAATGCCTGACCACCGGGTATCGCCATCATGCCAATCGCAGGAACCAATGCGCCAGCAAGCTCATAACTAAGAGCCTCGCCCGGGTTGGCTTTTTTATACGCAGAAAGTTTCTGGCGCAACTCGTTGCGGATTTGCTCGTATTCACCACCACCTAGAGATTCTGGTAGGACGCTACGGACAGCAGCCTCTATTTCATCAGCAAAGTTGTATGTTGCCCCTTGCATCGCCGTACGAAATTTTTGGGACTCAACGGGAGCGGACGGAGCCTGCGACCCAGCCCGAATCTCTGCAATAATCTCTTCTACTGATCTAGCCATTATTGTTGCGCCGCGCTAATTAACTCTCGTTTCTGGGATGCGCTGGCCCGTCTCCAATCGTCAAGCGCCACTCCCGCTGGCGGAGCCATTGGGACAAATTGGTAATTCTTGATGTAATCAGAATAGCCAACACCGCCAGTTAGTCCCTGAGCCATTTTAATTAGCTCTGCCCGCAACTTATCCTTTGCCCTAATTTGCTCTTCAAGCTGTTTCCGTAGCTCCGGCTCTGGCAAATTAAGATCAAGCTGGGTAGATAGTGCCAACCTTAGCTCCGACTCACTTAGCGCGCCAAATGTTGCAGAATTCACAACGTCAATACCTAGCTGATTAGCTACAGATCGAAGCTGCGCGGTTGCAGCATTAAGAGCGGGCAGCATATTCATGAATACCCCAGAATCTGCACCCTTATCCAAAGCATCAAGGGCCGAATAATACTTTTGGATAGACTCGTTTAATTGCTCCGCTCGCCCCATTACAGCCTGCCCAGTTTCTTGGGCAAACTTAATGTCCTGCAATTTAACGGCCTCTTGCGTAGCAAGCGCCGCCTCTTCCGCAGGCGTCATTTGTGTAGCTCCAGCAACCGTCATGCGCTTGGGTTGCATAGTATCTCTATCAGTGATGACAACGTATTGCTCGCCAGTAACAGGGTCTGTTTGCACACCAGATACCGTTGGCGCATATTGAGATGTGGTAAACAGCATATTCGCTGCGGCAGAAATGCCCTCAGTATTTGTTGGGTTATTTCTAATAAACTCTGCAGCGGTTAGTAGTTGGGCCGACCTTTGCGGATCCGTTTTTGAAATCTGATCTGCTTTTCGTTCTAGTGCTTCAGCCGTCCTGTTGCCCTGTGTCCGGAGCAGCCTCATGCCCTGCTCGGTTTCAATTTGGCTTTGCAATGATTTTGCCAAATTAGCGTCAGGATTAAGCCGCATGGCATTGAAGCCAATTGCTAGCTGCTTACGGTTAATTGGATCTGACAAGTAATCAATTGCACCCCTGCCAAGGCGAGACAAAAGACCAGCTTGCTGAACCGCACCCCTTCCAGATGTTGGCCCGCCAGATACAGACTGAAGTGCAGGCGCGTTCATTGCCGCCATCATTCTCTGCACCTCTGGATCAGCCATCTGCAATTGGCGAGAGGGAACAGTCACCGGCTGCAATTGTGCCGCAGTCGGCATCGGCTGTGGGGCTGGGGCAGCAGGCTGTGGGGCGGGGGCAGCAGGCTGTGGCCTACTAGGAAACGGTGCATTAACAAAATCAAATGATGATGCTGCTTGATTCCTTGGGTTCAGCGCATTTACTAAAACGTCTAATAGTGCCATTTTCTTACACCATTCCGGCCATGATTAGTTTTCCCAACTTACCTCTCAATCCACCACTTTCTTGGTTACGTGCCGTAAAATCTTGCGCCAAAAGACCCATATTGGGAATAGAGCCGCCTAGTAGCTCTGGCCTGCCTTGGAAGCCTCCCTGCATATTGTTGCCGCCGATAGCGCCAACCAATCTCATGACTTGATCGAACGTGTCTGGGGATGCGTCAACAAGCTGAGGCATTGCTGGGGACATCTGTGGTGCTGGCTGAGAAAAAGGGCCGCCAGTGTCAACCGGAGACATAAGAGGCTGGTCAGCCATCTGCAATGCTTGACCAGCAGCCATCTCTTGTCTTTTAGCCAAGCTATCTCGGATGCCGCCCTTTTCCATGCCCATCTCAATCATCTTCATGAGGCCCATTGCTGGTGTCATGATATGCCTCCATAGTTCACGCGGTAGTAACCATCAGGGAACTCAATAACAAGATCCGGTCTGGTCTGCATGACATCTTGAGCAAGTACGCCCATATCTGAGCCAGTTTTTCCAAGAACAAACTTGGCCTGCTTCTTCCAATCCCACGCATACAAGTTGTAACCGCCCGGGGTCTTGCCAACCCTACGGATATTTTTCTTTAACCTAACGTCAGAGCCAAGCAGCATAGACGCCCAGCCAAACAAACCCGGATCGCTAGTTGTGGTCTGAGACTGCGGAGCCTGAGTGACGCCCAAAGCCTGAGCCAGATAGCCGAGAGCAGTTCCGGGCTGCCCTTGATAAGCGCCATACTGTCCTTTTGCCGCGTCCATAAGATTTTGCTGAAGCATCTGTTGCAGTAGACCCTGCTGCTGCATACCCTGCAATGACGATTGCGCCTGAGTAAATCCAAGGTTTCCGAGGTTAGCTAACTGCTGACCAGCGCCCAATCTCATGCCAGCGCCTTGCAATCCAGCCGCCTGATTGGCGAGATTGGCTTGCAATTCCTGCTGCCTAAAGCCGCTTCTAGCCGCATTGATCGCAGCCTGATTCGCTAGTGAAGCCTGCAAGCCTGCCTGCTGATTAGCCATGCCTGCTTGAAGTCCGGTTGACTGATTCGCCAGAGCGGCTTGTAGCGCCTGTTGAGCGTTAAGCTGACCCGCTTGTTGACGCCTTGCAACATCCTGCTGTGCAAGCTGTGAAGCCGTTGTGAAGCCTTGCTGCCTCAGTTGACCGCCCGTCCGCGCTTGCTGCTCTAACGCATTACGAGCTATCTCAGCCTCCATAAGAGCGCCCCTTGAGCCACCAAACGCGCCAGCGGCTTGTGCTTGTGCAGCCGCCTGATTTGCCTGCATTAAGCGATTGCGCTCAATATCAGCCATAGATTGATCTATGACCTCAGTAGTGTAGGGGTTATAGAATCGCTCTATGTCTGCTTGCGTAGTTTGTGCCGCCTCCATGCCGGGGGAGGAAACGCGCTCAAACCCAAGATTAAAGTCTGCACCAATCCTAGATGGGTCATACCGGGTGGCAGACACATTCATAGGCTGATAACCCATGATGTCTCTTGCCCCTCCCATAGCGTCATATATACTTTGTGATGCAGCTTCAAACATATTTGGAGTGCCAGTTGTTTGCCCTGCTGCGGGTGATGGGCCATACGGATTCGTCCCCGGAGGACTGACTCCGGTTGGAACCGTGGGTGATGGGCCATACGGATTCGTCCCCGGAGGACTGACTCCGGTTGGAACGGCAGTCCTGCCCCCGCTTTCATCAGGAACTATAGCTTGCCCTTGGCCTCCCTGCGCGTACCCAAACGCTGGATTAGCTAAAGCTCCAGTGGTTGCACCACCTTTGCCTCCAGTGCCACCGCGAATGGCATTTGGGTTAGCGCCTCCCATCCCGCCTACTGAACCGCCCATTATCGGAACCCTCCCATGCCAAAGTTTGGAGGCCACGGTAAAAAATCTGGATACCCCGGCGGCCTACCATCCGGCCCCGAGGATCCAAAGTTAGGATTAGTTTCCTCAGTGCCGTAAGGCGTAAAAAACCTATTATACGCGGCAGCCTGCTTTGGATTTCTAGCCTCAAACTCGGCCCTTGCCTGCTCAAATAAGTCGCCAGAGGAGTAACCCCTAACACCACCAGCAAACTCCTGCGCTTCCGGGATTCCAGCTAATGCACTTCCGCCCGGATCCGCAAGACCGTAAGCTGCGGCAGCATCATAAGCGCCCTGCATCCCAGCCTCTTGCATTGGCGTGAATGCGGCTACATCTGGGCCATAGTATGGCATATAGCCTATCTCGCCCATCGCAGACGCCTTGCGGAGATTTTCTTGCATGGCTTTTTCAGCCCATGCTGGAATCTCTACCTTCGTGGATTGACTTCCGCCTTTTCCGCCGCCGCCCATATTAAATTTCCTTCGCTAAACTCGTTAAATAAGGCTTGTAGCCTTTTTCGCTTAAAATTTTCTGCCACCCCTTACGACCGGCAATGCTCATTATTGTGCAGCCATTTATCTTGGCGTAATACACAGCCGACTCATCCATATCGACTATCGTGTCCATGTTTCCGCCAGCAAGAAAAACGTGAAAAGCCCTTTTTCTTGGATACACAATTATCTCTGTAATGGCGCAGGCATCTTCAGCAGGCCAAAACTGCATCGTTCCCGTTTTGACCGCGTAAACGA